CAGACACGGTGAACTTGCTTATCACGACGGTCTCCGTATAAATCCATCCATTCGCCAATGTGTTCACCCCAAGTGTAGCCAAGCCACTCATAGAAGTGTTTAATGTCGGAGCGACTACGCTCCATATTAAGTGCTGTTAAAATACGATTCATTCTTCTTCATCCCCAAAGAGAGGGATGCCGCACCATTCAGCAAGACCAAGGCACAGACGCTCTGCTTCACGACGACTAACCATTACACCCAATATAAATTCGTCGGTAAATACATTGACTGCGATGTAGTTATGGTCTACTTCGGTAAATCGCAATTCTTTATCATTGGATGCCCAAATTTTCATCGTATTCATCTCCGTTAAGTGCGGCAAGTGTTCGGAGACCTATTCGTAAATCTGTAAAGGCTTGCACTTCTTTGGTATGTGGATTAAGAATGACCATAGGACTCGTTGGTTTTTCTCTTGGGAAACCGCACATCTCACCGAAGGTATCAACGATTTTGTAAGCACCAGGTCGGACTGCCCAACGCTCTTGCCCATGTCGAGTAAATGGAACAACAGAAGGCGTGTGATGATGTCCGATAACACCAATGTCAAAATCACATTCGCCGTCATCCCACATTTTCTTAATAACACGACTTGGGTCAAGTTGGGAATTGCCTCGTCGCTTATGGCGCACAGAGATGTGATAGGGAATGTCAGCAACCCACACTCGGAGATTTAATTCATGTGCATGGTAAAGAACCCCTCGTTCTTCAACAAAACGCTTGAGAGGGTCAAAGTCAGTCATACCAGCAGTCCACAGGTCGTGATTACCTGCAACTACAGCCATAAGACTGTCAATGGACATATCAAGGTAGTGTTCACACAACTTCCATTGAACGGAGGGAGGAATAGTGGCTTTCATGGCTGGGCGTGGTTTATCAACAATGAAGTTATCAATGTAGTCGCCAGCGTGAATCACAAACACATTTTTGCTATTTGCAATTAACTCGGTGTCAATTCGCAATTGTTCGTGGTCGCAAAACGGATTACCAATATGTTGGTCGCTCTGGAAAGCAATACCAACAAATCTGTCTTTGCCTGTCTGCATGTGAATGTCAGCCCAGCGAGCATGTTCAATGCCTTCAATGGCTTTTTTGCTAAGGGCCTCAATGTCAGCCCACAGGTCTTCGTTGCTTTTGTTTTCTTTCTTGAGATGTTCAACCACGAACTCTGGTCGGTGGCTACGAGTGATTGCCCCCCTCTCAAATGCTTCACGAACACGCATACGCCAAGCATTAACAGAAATGCTTGAGTCTTGCTTATACATTCTCTTTGCAAGACCAGCGGCAGTTCCGTCCCATACTTTTGGAAGCATATCGTTGAGATTGACCTTTTCATAAGCAAACAGGTCAGGCTGTCGGTCTTTCATACGAGTGCAAAAGGCTCGCCACGCATCAATTGTCTTTGATGAGTCTATTTCAAACAGGTGTTTAGCAAATGACTTAATTTCTCCTTGGTAGTGCTGAATGTTTTGCAAAACGAGGTCTTCGTAGGTCTTGGTCGCCATGCACAAACCATGCTCGCAATACCTTATGAATGTATTTCTTTTGACCTCATAGAAACAATTCATACAAAAATAAACGATTGACTGAATACATGGTCGTCTAATTCTGTATTCTTTCCATAGGGTTGATAAATTTTATACTACTATACATAATAGCGTTAGGCGGCTTTTATTTACAACTCTTAAGAAGTATTACAAAATAAACACAAATGCAAAGCAGTCAAGCGTTTATTTCTTTTTTGATTCTTTTTTTGCCTTCAAAATAATTCATATACACTTTAGCAACATCAATAAATCAACTTTGTATGTGGGCGGAGGCTTGCATACATTGATAAGACAGAAACAGGCTACACCTCTACATGGTGTGGCCTTTCGCGTCAAAGAAACCCCAGACGGAAGCGGCGACACCTGTTGTTGCTGATTTGTCTTATCCTGTTCGGCATCGTGAGCCTTTTACCATGATTGCAGGTATGCAAGACATTGTAGAAGAAACCAACCAACTCCGAGATAACTCCAACTACGACAACGATTTTGAGATGTTTGACGATATGCTCAAATTAGACCCCGAACTAAACGGGGCGGTTCGGGCTGTCAGTCTAACGGCTAACAACTATACGATTGACTACCGAGCCGCACGAAACGCTCGGATTCGTGAAGCCATCCGAACTTTGATTGAAGACACGATTGATTTTGACGACTTTCTCATTAACGCTATGCGAAACATGATGGTCTATGGAAACGACATTAACAAATATGTTGGAACCAGCAGAGAGGGGCTTACAGACATTCAATCTCTGCCTGTTAAGCAGATTACCATTCTTGATGGCCGAGGAATCAATGAGACAACTGACGAAACCAATCCTGTGATTACAGCAGAGAGATACATTCTCCGAGAAGGCGAGACTACGCAAGAAGAAATTTCAGCAGACGAAATTTTGCACATCCGAACAGACTACCGAAGCAATTGGTTTATTGACGGTGAAGAAAGAACCACCTACGGTATTTGGGGTGCTTCACGCTTTACCTCTCTTAAGCAGGCTATCCGAGCAAAATACAATAGCATGAACAATCGTATTGCAATTGAGGACGCTATGACCAAACAATTCATTACGATTGACAAATCTGCTATTCAACACATTCAAGACCCCGACGAGCAGAGAGAGCGTCTGTCTCACATTATGGGGCAAGTCGTTGAGACGCTTGAGTCTCTGCGTGGAGACCAAGTGCCTATTTTCCCCGACTATGTCAGCATTCAACACATTGACCAGAGGACTGCTATTCCCGACACAACTTCATTTCTTGACAATGTCAATGCTGATATTGCGGCGGTCTTGCAAGTGCCTCGTGTTGCCGCAGGTCAAGAGAAAGGTTCCACCTTTGCCGCATCCTATACGGCAAACCAATGGTCTGCACAGGCAATCCGTCGTATGCAAGCCATTCTTAATCAAGCAGTTCGCAAGATGTTTAGCAAGCACCTTGAACTTCTGCGAATCAACCACACAATGAGCGACTTACCATCTCTTGACTTTGAGCCAATTGATGAAGAGACTCGCCTTAACAAAATGCAGAGAGCAAACATGGGCTATGCTGGCGGCATCCTAACTCTCAATCAAGCCTTGCATATCGTTGGTGAACCTCAAGAATTAGAGGGCGATGTGCGAAAGGGTGAAGACGCAGAGCCAGCAAACACAGGTAGACTACCACGAGAGAACTCCCAAGATAGCGCAACGGAAACGAGAGACGGTGAGCAAATTGATGAGGAATGATTTGGACGATGTTTTGAGCCGTGATATTGACGGCAAATTGATTTGGGTTGTAGGTGAAATTACGGACATAAAGAACGACATTTCAATAATCAAGGATAACCATCTCACACACATAGAAAAGGATTTAGCCACAATGAAGAAAATAGTTGGTGGCGTAGTTGCTTTCCTCGTTAGCGCATTTACGGGAATACAGGTGATGTAAAATGAACAAAGGACATAAGGACTCGGTTAATGACCGAATGATTAAATGGACGGCTCTCCCAGCAGTCTACCTATGGCTTGCCGCCAGCGGCGCAGTTGTCGCTATGGGCATCGCCAAACCCGAAGTTGTTCTTGAGAACATTGAGGGTTTTATCGCTCTTATTGCAATTATCGGTGGAACAGCACAACCAGCCTTTGCAACTATGCTTGAACTATGGAAGCAAGAACAACAGACGGAGACTGAACTCCATCCCTCTGTTATTGAATCGCAGACTCGTGTTATGGAGGCTCGCGCAGAACTTGAGCGTAAAATGGCTCTTGCGGCGCAAGAACATAAACACAAAATGGATGCAGAGGAACGCCGAGCAAAAATTGACTTGGTTGCTAAAGGTAAAGCCGTCTTTAAGAAAAAAGACGGTGAGTGATTATGCCTACCCGAAAGAAATACGAAAGCCGAGAAGACTTTATTCGCCGTTGTATGAGGGATGAGAAATTGAGTGAATACGAGACACCACAACGCTATGCTATCTGCAACAAATACGCAGACCAGACTGTTGAGGCTTTGCAATATGGGCGACCAAGCAAGAATGACCCTCGTAAGACTCCTGCTAAACCAAGTGAGCGTCGTAAAGGCTCAAAGAAAAATAAACCAGACTCAGCAAGCAAACCCAATAAAAACATCTCAATGAGCAAAGAAACAGAGGGTCGTATTCGTAAGTTAATGACTGAGCATAACAAAAAAGTCTCTGCTAAAGGCAAAGGTAGCAAAGCCACAATGGGCCGACTT